TAATGTTTGTATAAAGTGATACTTCATACCATGTATGTTTCCAGAGAAGTCAACTTCATCTATTGTAGTAAACTTCTTTAGATTAACACCCTTAAATGTTTCATTACGATATAATTCTTCTGTATCACCTCTATCACTTCTAAACATAATAACAGTTTTATTTTCAAAATAAGGTCTAATAGTTTCCATATGACTTTCTGATTTTGCAAGGTCTTTAGGATTCATTTGAAGTTCACCATGATATCTAAACTCTGAATCAGATGGTATAACAATTACATCTGCACTTTCTATTGATTCTGGAGTTCTCTTTGGTCTATCTTTACCAAAAGAAACATTATAAGTGTCGTATTCATATTGTGGATTTTGATTCATCCACTTAACATAATTCTCAAAGAAACTATCTAATACAGTTTCTAGTGGGCCATTGTATTTTACATTACTTCTTAATCTTGCAATTGTTATCTTCATCTGTTTGTCCAAATATGAACAGTCCAACCTACAAGTGCAGTAAACAGTCCACCTAATATTACTAATAAAAATTCATTCATCCTTCACCTCTCCATATATCTGGAAATGGTATTGCTTGATACAACTGTCCATCTAGTCCCCATTTATAATGTTCTGGATTACCTAGATTTAAATCTTGTTCACTAAAGTAAATTGACTCTGGAAATATATCAAATGCAATTGTCACTCTTGGTTTATCTTCAAGCCAAGGTGAAGACGAATGTTCATATCCACTTGCAGAATATATTAACATATCATCATAGTCTTGATGGACAACCCATTCACTCTCTGGTTGTTCTGGCCCTACTCTATAAGTAGTTGTAGATGGTTCTACATTTGCACAATAGAATCCATGATATATGTGTGGATGCATTACTTCAATATGTTTATGAAAAGGTATATGGTCATATCCTTTATCATTTTTTCTTTTTGTATAAACATTAAACCATCCATGTATGTAATATGATTCTCCAGATTCATGAACCTGTGGATTACTATAAAAGAAACGATTTAGTTTCCAATATAAATCTGCAAAGGGTCTTAATCCAAATGTAAATGGATTATAGGTTTTATAATATTCAGTATGTTTTGTATCTAAATGAAACTGGTGTTCATGTTCCATGTTGGTCATGTCTTCACCATCTTTAGCTGCACGAACATATGCACGAAGATTATCACTGAATTGATTTGGTGTTGCAGTTCCATCTTCACTATGTGCAAAGAATGGATGATTTTCATTTTCAATACACCAATCAGTAATAAACTCGTAGTCTATTTTACAATTCTTTTGTATAAAAAAATCAGAACTCTTTAACACCACTTCTGTCCTCATATTCTAATCTGACAATAACATGGTCGTTTTCTCTAATTCCTTGTTCATACAAGTGTTGATACATTGTGTCTGCACCAAGTCTAACACCTGTTTTATGACCATGCCAATATGAAACTGCAACTAGTATTATTACTAATACATATAATCCAATAGTTATTTCCATCTGCACTCCATCATAAGTTCTGTTAGACATGCAACAATATTGACTTCTTGGTCAACTACAAATGCAGACTTATAACTGTAGTCTGCAATAATGATAACTGCCTGTGGTATACTTTGTGGTTCTAGAACCTCATAAAGTCTATCGTAAATGTTTCTGAATAATCTTACTGGGTCATTGTCTACATTTTGTGCAACCCACTTTCTCATATCTGAATATCTTTTTGTTTTGATATGGTTAAGTAATTCAGAAAGACTTTCATCACTGATGTTTGATAGGATACCTACATCTATACTACCACTAACTGCATATCTTTGTAGTTCATTGATGGTTCTACGAAAGTCTGGAAAGTATTTCATTACCAGTTCTTGTAGAACTTCGGAGTTCCACTTTACACCTTCTGCATCAAGTATCATCATAAGTCTTGCCATGAATACAGATGCAAGTCTTGGTCTTTCACTTGGTGGTATTTTAAAATCAATAACAGTACATCTTGAATGCAAAGGTGCAATCAATCTGTTTTTGTAATTACATGTAAAGATAAATCTACAGTTCTTATGGAACTCTTCTATGAATCCACGAAGTGCTGGTTGAGTTGATTGTGCATTTAGATAGTCTGCCTCATCAAGGATTACTACCTTGTTCCCACCACTTAATGAAACTGTAGATGCAAAGTTTTTGATTTTAGTACGAAGAACATCAATACCACTTTCTTCTGAACCATTAATTAGAATGTAATCACAACCATGCATTTCACATAATGCTTTTGCAATAGTTGTTTTACCAGTACCAGCAGTACCAGTGAGAATCATGTTTGGTATTTCACCTTTGATATCAAAAAATGTTTGTTTGATATCTGCTGGAAGAACACAATCCTCTATTGTTTTTGGTCGATACTTTTCAACCCATAAAAATTCATCATTCATAATCTCACCATTTCATAATATAGATGTTCATAATCCCACCATTATGAACCGAGTCAATCCCCAAGAGAGAGAACAGATTGACACCCTTGAGTACCAATGTCTAGTACCTACAAAAGTATTTATTAAGAACCAAAGGTTGAATCTGGTTCAAGTGCAATAAAATATTCCACACCTTTGTTTTTTGCAACAAAGTGAGAAAGACCTTTTGATGATACATAAACTGTATACTCATCTTTCACAACTTTGATGTTTTCCATTTTGAAGTTCATAGAATAAGTTTGTCCATCACCATCCATAATTACTTCACTAAAATGGTTTGATGTTGGATTCTTTTTATCTCTAACATTCAATGTCACTACTGTACCATTACTTTCTAGAACTAAATCTGGTAGAGATAGAACTGAACTTGCTTTCTGCAATTTAGAAAGTAAAGTTGTAGATAATTCAAACACAACCTCTGGGTTAGGCATTGTAATATCTTTTTCTGGTGGTGCAATAATCATTGATGCATCTGCATAATTATATGTTGCACTTGCACCATCACCACTGATATTTACAGAGTTCTCACCAAAGTCAAATTCTGCATCATTACCTAACAACGAAATTGTTGCAAGAAACTCTGGTAAGTCATATACAGAAAACCCTGTTGTAAAGGTATCTCCTACACTTGCTTTACCAAAGATATTTTTCATAGGTGAAATCGTTTTGATTTCATTCCCTGTTTGCACAGTAATACCATTGTTGATACTACTAAAGTTCTGTAGAACTTCAAATGTACTTTCACTTATTTTCATAATATTCCTCTTTATAATGCAGCTCTCTTGTCCACTTCTAAATCATGCACATAGAGAGCAAATAGTGCATAGTGTAAAACTTTCATGAGGTCAGCACGATTATGTCCTTGTTTCTTTCCATATCTCTGTGCATACTTAAGAATGTTTCCAATACAGAAACCTTCTCCATGACCACCATCTATAATAAATTCTGTTGCTTGATATTGATTTTGTGAATAATGTTGGTCGTATGTTTTATTCACATATTCAACTAATTGTGCGATATACTCGTCTTCGTTGTATTTGTATTCTATTTTCTCACTCATATTATTATTATCTCACGAAATTCATATTTGTCAACTATACTTTTCTTCTAATAATTTTAACTTTTTACGCTCTTTACTAATGTAAACTTTATATGCTTCAGATAATCCCTTAAGAAAGTTTTCTCTTGTTTGAGTCTTATCAACTTTTAAGGATTTACTCAACTGAATAACACCTTTACCTTGACATCTAATATCTAAACAATCCCATGAAATGTGTTCTGCATTTATTAATTTTTCATCTATTATGTTATTATCATCATATTTAACAAACATAAATTGTAAGTTATTATTTGGATTTTTAAGATGATTAAATAACTTATCAGCACTAACAAGGTTAGGAGAATAATTGTTTCTATCAATATGACTTGATTTTATATTAATAGGAATCCCATTAACATAAATATCACCAATGTCCTTTCTACTTGTAGTGGTTGTGTTATACTTTTCAGCATAAATTTGTTCAATAATTGTATCGTCCATCATTTGTAAAATATATGTTCGTTAATTCTTACAGTTTCATTCAATGAATCTGCCCAATAAGGATTTACATATACAGAATGATAGTGAGTTGCACCTTCTGTAATATCTCCATATTCACCTTGTATGATATTTCTTGCAAGTGTTAAACATTGTATCCATGTTTTTGAATCCTCTGGGTCGTCTGATTTACCATCACAAAACCAAGAGAACTGACACTGGTGTCTTATAGGCATCATATTACCTTTCCAGTTTTCCTTCCACTTTGCTTGATAAACTACACCACAAATGTCAGATGGGTAGTTCATATGGTTTGTTCTGTTAATTACAACTTGAGATACTGCAATCTTACCAGCAAGTGGTTGATTACCTGCTTCAAAATACATGTTTTGTGCAAGACAATATGCTTCATTGTTTTCATCATATGCATTTGCTTTATCAGCAATCAACATTGCACACATTATAATAAATGTTATATACAATGGTGAAAAGTTTTTGTGAAAGTTTATATCCATTGGTATCTCCAGTTTAGTAATTGTTTTTGTTTTTTGATTGCATCATCAGTGTCCATTTTTTTAACTGATATCTCTTCATTAGCTCCCCTGCCTATAATTGTGACATTTGATTCTGTCACTTCAACACAATCATCTAATATATTAAAAGTCACTGAATGACCTTCATGGTAAAGTGTTCCTTTAAATACCATTCTAGGATGGTCTACACATTTGTTCATACTAACCCCATTGCAATTAATCCAAGAATAATAAACTCATCAATTATCATTATTGCTAGAAAAATTATTGTTTTTAAATTCATAATCTACTCCAAAAACTGGTGGGATGGAGAACAGTTATACAAACAAAAGCTGTAATGTAAGTGTTCTTTTTTGTAATGGTCGTTCTCCTGTCCCATACCCGAGCCGTAGCCCCTATTATTGTCCACCTCGTACATATGCACGAACTAATTCTTCTCCAGTAATCTCTTCACCAAATGTGTGAACAGTCTTACCATCTTGTTGTCTTTTGATAATACCATTATTGTATTGTACATCTGTGACATTACCTTTATCCAAAAACTTTTTAGAATCTTCTGTCTCATACCACATAGAATCTAATCTATGAATATGAACTGACTTGGGAATCTTTGCCCATTCTTCTGCTTCTAAAAGAAGTCTTTGGTTTTCTACTATCTCATCATATTGTGTCATCAATATTTTTCTCCAATAAAAGACCCAGTGCTTGTGGCACTGGGTTGGGAAGAAGACGACTCTAGTGAGGTCTTACTATAATTCAAGTCCATCTTCTTCCTCATTAACTATTGTGTCTTGACCCAAGACATTTTCATCAACCTTTGTATAAAGGTCAAGGAATGTTGCTTTGGTATCTTCATCGAACCTTGCAAGACATACCTCAATTGATTTCATTTTGTCATTGAACATTGAGAATGCTTTTGCA